CCCGGCATGATGATTGTCAAGGACCGGACGGGCGCATCGAACTGGGTGGTGTACCACCAGAACCTCGGTGCAACGAAGTTCCTCAACCTGAACAACAGTAATGCTGTCGTGACAGGGTCCACTGTGTGGAACGACACCGAGCCGTCGGCTAGCGTGTTCACTGTGGGGACCGCGAACGCTGTCAACAACGGAGCGCGCAACTACATCGCCTATCTGTTTGCCGCCATTGAGGGCTTCAGTGCCCTCGGTGCGTACACCGGCAATGGCAACGCCGATGGCCCGTTCGTGTGGTGCGGGTTCCGTCCTGCGTTCATTATGTTCAGACGAACGGATGTGGGAAATTCGTGGACGATGTACGACAGCACCCGTGAGATAGATAACTACAAACACCTCGAAATTTATGGCGAAGTTGCTATTGCCGAGTACGCCTCGTCTCAGCAAGTGGACTTCTTAGCAGGCGGGTTCGAGCTGCGGAGTACCGGGTCACACCTGAACGCATCGAGTGGCAACCACATCTACATGGCATTTGCCGAGAACCCATTCAAGTACGCCCGCGCGGCGTAGTAGCAAGAGGACATCGCGATGTGGGGAATACTTGACGCGAGCAAAACTGCTGTGGTGAAGGTCATCCATCGCCCACAAGATGTGCGGACTGCAAATGGCACATTGGTGCCGAAGCAGACTTTGCGTGCGGCCACCACGGCGCAATTGGCCACATGGGGTGTCGTCCCGATCGTGGATCAGGTGCCGACCATCGATCAAAGCACCCACAAGTACGACGCCGATCCAATTCTGCAGAACGTGGGTGGCACATGGACCCGTACCGCAACATCATCGCCAAAGCCCGCTGCAGACATCGCAAATGTGCTGAGACAGCGCGTGCGCGGGCTGTTTCAGAGCAAAGTGACGGAAGGTTTCCAGTATGCGGGAAAGGTGTTTGAGATTGACCCCGATTCGCAGCGGAAAATCGACAGTGAAATCAAAACCGCTGAAACTTGGGATGCGGTTTACACCTCAGCGGGTGTGACGCCCGTACCTACGTGGTCCATCGGTCCGGGGTGGAGGGCGGTGGATGACACGTTCATGCCCGTGACGAAGCAGGAGTTTCTGCTTTTCGGAATCGCTGTACGTGATCATGTGCGGGCACTGCATGGGGCAAAGTGGACCCACTGGGCGGCAATCGATGCGCTGGTCGCAGCAGATGACGCTGCAAGTCTCCTAGCCTATGATGTAACCACCGACTGGCCTCAGACCGGGCTTGAGTGGGAACAGGCGCAAGTAGCTCCAACACCGCCTGTGTAAGTATTTGGACGATCGATGGATCTGTACGCATATTTCACGCACGAGGAGTTGGTAGTCGCAGTAGCGATTATCAGCGTGTCGTGGTTTGCTACGGAGCCGTTGAAGCGACTGTTTCGGCATGTGACCCATCTTGGTGACGCAACCCCAGTTTTCCTCTACGCCGCCATCGCCATCACACTTACCATGGAATTCTGGCCCACGGATGGGCTTGTTGACGTGCGCCTTGTGGCGCTGTTCAACGGATTCGTCGGTCCCGCCATCTACAAGGGATTTACCACGGTCGTCGGCCAGCGGTTTCCGAACGTGAGCGGCAAGCAGCCGGAGCGAGAGCCGGAGGATGCCATCACGACTATTCGCAACGTGTATGCACGCCACAAAGGTGGGATGGGATGATGGAATGGTTAAAAGGACAACCGCTCAGCGTCGTGCTGCTTGTGATGATGCTGAGCGGGGGCGGTTTCGCTGCATCCAAGATGTCAGATAGATGGACCGGCACACGTGCACGAGCAGCGTGGGCTGCGCAGAGTGCCATCAACGAAAAGCTGATACGGCGGCTCGATCAGATCGGGGTTGCGTTAGCAGAAATGGGTGGACCAAAAGATCCGATGAACCCACGCGTGGTAGCACTGGAAAAATCGAATCAGAAAGTGGCGGTGATATTGGCAAAGACAGCAGCAACGCTGGACGTGATCCAATTCCGAATCGCCAACATTGAATCGCGGGAAGCGGAAGACCATCCACGCACCCGTAATGGATCGTGACTGACATCTTCGACCGCGCGTTGGGCGTCGTGCTGCACCACGAGGGCTATGCTGCGTTCACCGACGATCCACAAGACCCCGGCGGTCCTACAAAGTGGGGGGTGTCGCTGCGGACGCTGAAGTCACTGCCGAAACTTGCCGGTGACATCGACCGCGACGGCGACGTGGACATAGAGGACATCAAGACACTGACACGCGACGACGCAGTGCGTCTCATCTACCGCCCACTATGGAATCGCCACAAGTACGATCGAATCACCGACGCGACAATCGCGATCAAGGCATTCGACTTCACTGTCAACATGGGCAGTCGTAGGTACAAGATCGTCCGTGTCGGTACCCGTGTGTCAGTCGGCGGCAGCAATGTGTTGCTGCAGTGGGCAGTACGTGCGGCTACAGGCGTCGTCCTTGTGCCAGATGGCTACATCGGCCCCAAGTCTATTGCTGCGATCAACGCGGCCCCATCACGCGCGTTACTTGCTGCGTACAAATCAGAGGCGGCTGGGTACTACCGGTCGCTGAACAAAGAGAGGTTCATCCGGGGATGGCTAAATCGAGCATACTCCTGACGCTGGTCCTTCTATTCACCGCACTTGGCGCAAACGCGGCGCGGCTGCACCACGAGAGGTGGTATCAGGATCAGTGGTGCGGCGACAAAGGCGGTGTCACTGAGTATCGGCTGCCTGACAGTGCGCGGGTGGATTGCCTGCTGCCTGGGTACGCGATTGAGTTTGATTTCGCGTCGAAGTGGGCAGAATCGATCGGACAGGCTGTATACTACGGGGTGACCACCAACCGCAGACCTGCAATTGTGCTGATCATCGAGTACAAATCGGAGTGCAGGTACATCCACCGACTCGTCGATTCTACGTCGGGTGTGTTGGTGGACGTGGGGAACGACGACGGCAGTTGGGACCGGATCAAGACATGGATCATAGGCCCGGCGAAGTGTGATTGATTGGGGGACACATGCGTTACTCAGAGGCCAGACCACTCATCCAGCTCGGTGACGTGTTGCTGTTTGAGGGGAACGGGGAAACCAGCGAAGCGATCAAGCGGGGGCAGACATTGGCTGGGCACCCGGTTTGTTGTTCGAAGTACAGTCATGTGGCGATGGTCGTCATTGATCCAGACGACAAGCGTGTCAGGTGCTGGGAGTCGACCACACTGTCCAACATCCCCGACGCTACGACCGGTGAGTACACAAACGGCGTGCAGGAGGTGTTCTTGTCAGACCGCCTGGCTGCCTACGACGGAATGATCTGGTGTCGCCGCGTGGCTACAGCTCGATCCGACGCGACGGTCAATGCCTACCGGTCGCTTCGCAGCAAACTGCATGGTCGACCATATGAGAAGGATCGATTGGAGCTGGCACGCGCCGCGTTGAGTGGATGGGCCGGAAATCGGCACGAAAACTTGGTCACTGTGTTTTGCAGTGAGTTGCTTGCAGAGACCCACCAAGCGTTTGGATGGTTCTCACCCGACGTCCCGTCAAACAGCATGTCCCCAGCACATTGGGCTGCCGTGCAGCCGCAAGGGTGCAAGTATGTGATGTCAAATCCAACGTTGTTGGAGCTGTGACTACAGCAAGCGGCGGCGGGTAGATCCCACCACCTTGGGGGTGATGGTCGACCCGTTGGCATCCTTGATGATGGTCAGCGTGTCGGTGAACAATCCACTGTCCACTGTGTTGTGGTCGATCAGCCATATCTGCTTGTCGTCGGCACGGGCTTTGTCGTGTAGCAGGGCGACCAGATCGACCACCCCCTGTTGACTCAAGTGCTGCGTCGGCTCGTCCAGCGCCAGTAGGTTACAACGTGTCCCGCTGTACCCTTGTATCAAGTCGCTGAGGCCAAGTGCCCCAGCAAGTCGAAGTCGCTGCCCCTCACCACCTGACCACGCCTCCCATGGCACGTCATCCGTGTTTGCTGGCCCACGCACAAGGACGGTGAATCCCTTGGACACGCCGCCCGTCTTTCGCAGCCGTTCCACGTCAAACGTGATCACCCATCCATCCAGCCCAAGTGCCTGAAGATTGTTGTTCACAGCAATCTCAAACGCGGCCAGCGCCTCCCGGACCACCTCAAGCCGGATGTCCTTGAACCCGCGTGTCCAGAAATCGCACCGCTCGCGCTGCTGACTGAGTTTGTCGATCTGCTGATTCAACGCCGCACGGGTACCTTCGATCTTTTCCAGTGCCGTGATTGCCCGTTCAAGCCCATCAACGTGTGGGTTGTCTGCCTGCTCCAACGTCGCCACGTTTTGTTTGCGTGTATCAAGGTCTGCACGGGCAGCGCGCACTGCGCTCATCGCCATGTCGTATTCGTGGGTGATGTTGTCCGCTGCAGATCGTCTGGCGGCTGCATAGGCCTCTGCCCCGTCGTACAGCTCTTGTGTGCGTCGCTGCTCCCTTGCGGCGGCAGCATACTTCAATGACACCTCCTCAAGGCGTGCTTTGCATGCGTCCACCGCCCCATCCGCAGATTTGATCTGTGTCGATGCGTGGTCACTGTCGATCGGCTGCCCACACAGCTCACACGTTGGCAGAGAGAACCGATCCTCAAGTTCCTGTTTGCGGCGGGTAGCAGACACCAAGTCGTGCTCCGCGATCGACTTTTCTGTCTTGACTGCGCCCAGCGCGTTGTTCGCTGCATCCACGCCTGCCACAGTGGCAGCTACTGCGGCCCGCGCATTGTCGTAGTCCGTGGTGTATGTAGCGCGCGATGAATCGATGTGTCCAGCATCAATTGCGGCCGCCAGCGCCGCTGCCTCACTGACCAACGCCCGTCCACGGGCTTTCGACAGTCGCGCCTCTCGATCGTCCTCATATTGCTCTGCAGCAATTGCAGCGTTGTTGATCTGCTCCTCCAGCGCCTCTATGTTCCCCAAGCACCGGGTAAGATCCCGCTCTTTGTTGTGGTACTCGCGATCAACGTGTGCCCCACGATCTTTGGCACGCGTGCTGTATGTAAGCCAGCGGTCGAGGTTGAGTGCATCGGTCAGTACAGCCATCTTGGCTGATGGCGGGAGGTCGAAGAATGTAGTCGCAAACTGGCCGATGATGACTGTGCTTTTGAATTCCCCCTCAGTCATGCCAACAATGCGGGCCACGTTATCGTCTGACACGACAACCGGGTCGATGTCGTTGTGCTGCACGGTGAGGTCGTTTGGACGCCACGATCTGCGGATCGTGTAGGTGCCTGTTGCTGTTGTCAGCGTCAGGGGCCGCTTGTGTGGTCCCCGTGCCGTCCCACGGGTGGACATTGCCTGCACGTAGGCCACGGGGTAGTTTTGCCGTACAGCGTCCAGCAGACAGCGTCCAGCAGGGTCGTTTTGCCGCAGCCGTTGGCCCCCAGCGCCGGGGCAGTCCGATTGTCGCCAGTGATGTAATACAGACCGGGCGATGAGGAAAAGAAATCAAACGTGTGGGCACCGACAAAGGATTTGAAGTCTGTGATCGACAGGGATTTGAACGTCAGCATGCCGATTCCTTGGTGAGCTCGATGCCCAAGTTGTAGGTCTCCTTGTCCCGGTCCGATTGGTTGCTGTATCTGGTCACAAGGTCCTCTACCGTGGTGTGGCGTGGTGTGGCGGTTTCCACATCAATCCCGCCATCCTCTGCCGCACGCAGGCTGCCCCCATCGCCCTTGATCAGCTCCACCCCGCCAAGTACCCATCCGGCCTTTTCGCAGTAGTTCACCACTTGTTGACGGTACTTTTGCCAGTCCACCAATTCTGCAGGCGGCAATGACAGGCGGATCTTTACCATGTCGCCGTCTCTAAGCCCTTTCACGGCCTTTAGCTTGTCCGGGTGCGTGATGGTGATGGTTTGCTTTTTCGGGGCGTCAAAAGACAGGTCTCGCGTGCTGCGACCGTCCATTAACATAACCCGTGGGGTGAAGTCGTCGCCGTAGCGCACTTGGTACGGGCTGCCGACATATGTCAGGCCACCAATCAGTTGTGGCACATGGACGTCGCCAGCGACCACCTTGGCGTTGCCAAACATCGCCGCGCTGGTGAACATGCCGTCCAGTAACATGCCCGACGACGCACGCGAATTGTGCACCGTCTGGTGCAGGAAAATGAACTGCGGATCGCCAGCAGCGGCAATCGCGTCCTTGATGTACTGGGTTGCCCCATTGCCATGCCGGTGTGGGATGTACAACGTGTCGCCAATGACGGTGGGCGTGTTGATGTACGTCACACGCTCGAACGCGTCACCAAGGAACAGGAAAAACGGCATCGCCGGATCCACATAGTCGTGGTTACCCTTCAACACGACAACGTCAGTCTCATCGACAATGGTGCGGATGCCCGCAGTGATCTTGTTCACCAACACCGCGCTGTGCTTGTCTTTGGCGTCAGTCAGATCGCCAAGGATCAAAACCTCATCTGCACCATAGTCATCGACCTGCCGTGCAAGCCAATCGAAGATCCCGAACCGATATGCGTCGGCTGGCTTGTCGGTCAGATGCAGATCAGATGTGACGATTCGGACAGTCATCGACGGGTACACCACAAGCCGCCGCCGTTGGATACCAGACAGTCGAACCCGCGATAGCCGAATCGGTTGACTGAAATAGGCTGGCCGAAGTCGTCCGTTGCGTAGTACACCAACGTTTTCTTGTAGAGCAGTCGGTAGGTCGAGTTCGTTTGGGTTTGGTTGACGATCCATGTGTGTCCACTTCACCACTACAATCACTACGATAGCGATCGCGAATAGAAACAGTAACGTCTCGAACAATCCAAAACCTCGCGATGATTTCCGCATCACAATCTCCTCCTCTTCACGACAGCACCAACATGTGTCGTGTACTTGTAGTGGGTGCGCAGCAAGGCGTTATAGTCGAACACGCACAAGTTGTGTGTGTGGAACGTGGCGAGTGCTTTGACGGAGTCGAACAGGTACGACGACGCCCCAGCAGCGTTGACACCGACAAACGTTGGAAACCTGTTGGCCCGTGCGATCAGCATCGGCATCTTGTCGATGATCCCCGACTCGCGGCAAGCCGTCTGCCAGATTTCAGGCAACCCGGATTTGCGGTCGAACACCAGATCCCGGAATCGGATCGATGCCAGATGCTTGCATTCGATATAGAAACTGTTGACCAAGGCAGCAGCCCCCGCATGATCCGCCACCAAGCAGACGTCGCCAGCTTGTGCACGCAGATCAGTCCCACGGTTTTTCCTGCCTACAGTGGCCCTGCCGCCAGACATGGCGCTACGCCAAAACAGATCCTCTCGATCACCGTTGGACACCCACTTGGACAGGTCAACGCACACGGTGCGCTCGAACGATGCTCCTTTCTGTTTGGCGTTGACCATGGGGGTCTAGTTTCGCGGCTTGATGCGTGTGGGCAAGAACCCGGTGTCGATTTCGCGCCACAGCTCCGTCGTTACGGTGGCCACGTCGCGGCACACTGTCGCGTACTCGTCGTCGTCCAACTTTTCTGTGGCGCGGACGAACTTGTTGGCGTCAGTGGCCCCAATCCTGTCCAGCGAATTGGCTGTGGCAAGCCACTGTACGTTGCCAACCAGATCGTTGATGCCATACCCAAACACGATGTCGAACTCACAATCGCGAAACGGCAGCCCGACCTTGTTCTTGTCGCACTTGACCTTGATCCGTACCCCTGTGGCCCGCTCAATCTTTTTGTGTGTTCGCTTGAGTGTTTTGATGTGGGCGAGGTACAGCACCTGACTTGCGTAGAAATCGAGCGCACGTCCGCCAGATCGTGTGGTGGACCGTCCAAACGTGATGCCGATCTTGTCGCGTACCTGCGAAATGAAGATGACAGTCACGTTGGTGTCGTTCAGTTTCTGGACCAGCCGGCGAAACATCTCAGACAGCCGCTTTGGCTTGTTTGCCCCGTAGGTGCCCTTGTCGATGTCCCGCTGCAATTCCTCACGATCCGACAGCGCGTCAAGCGAATCGACCACGTACAGGGTCGGCACATCGTCATCGCCTTCGACTAGGATCTTTGTCAGATGCTCGAACAGATCCTCGACCGTGAAGCACCCATCGACAAACGTCACCGAATCGATCGGCATGCCAAGTGCNGCGGCNTACCCTTGGTCGAACGCAGACTCAACCTCGTTGTAGTAGATGTGCCCGTCTGGATGTGCCGCGTGGAAATTGGCCACAGCTTCAATAGCCAGCAGGCTCTTTCCAGTGGCCTTGTCGCCAACGATGTTGATGATCCGCCCCATGGCGTACCCACCAGACAACACGCAGTCAAGTAACGTGCTGCCGCTGTGGATGAACCCCATGGATGGGGACGGCGCGGTGAAGTAGGACCGACCGGCACCAGCATCGGTACCGGTCGGTTGGCTACTTGTCAGACCCTTGCGACTGACCATGCGGCGTTATTTGCCGCTGCGACGGGCGCGCATCTTTGCCAGTCGATCGCGTGCCTGTGCGGCAGCGTCCGACCCACCGCCAGCATCACCACTCTGGGCGGCAGCGCGACGTGTTGCCGGTCTGCGACGTGGTGCCGGCTCTGGCTCTGGCTCTGGCTCTGGCTCCGGCTCCTCTTCCATTTCGCCCTCGTCAAAAGGCGGCTCGTCCTCATCCTCATCCTCATCGACGCCTGCAGTGTCATCTGCCGCACGCGTCGGGGCGGACCGCCCACCGAAAACCGCCGCGATGTGCTCGTAGTCGTAGAAGATCAGGATCTCCGGGATCGGGGCAGCCACGACCTTGTCCAGCCATTCGTCGAGGACATCGTCATCGTCGTGCAGTGGCGTGGACCGGCGCACCGGCATGATCCCGGTGTACTTCGTTTTCATGCCCGTGCCTTCACGGGAAAACGCGATGTCGTACCCATCGTAGGGGTCATCGATCGGCAGGGTCTCACCCGACTGCTTGTCGATGATGACTTGGTTGACCCCCCTGTTCACCGTGACCGGCATCGACCAGATCAACGGCCCCTCCGACTCCTTGTCGCGGTCCACCACCCATGCCAAGCACCGCTTTGTGGGTGCCAGCTCCTTTGCGTAGTCCTGATCCCCGTCGTTGGACGCCGTCACCCGCTCGTCGCAGATCGGGCACGCCTCCCCCAACATCTTGTCGCGGCACAGGTACGACTGCTCGTCCGGGCCGATGCCGTAGTGTACGTACACCTCATAGGCGAAGTCGTCGGCGTCGTCCCACGTCGGCGGCAGGATCCGCACGATCCGATCGCCGCTGTCGCACACCCACGTCGGGTAGTCCTCGTTGATGTACTTGTCGAACGACCCAGTGGACTGGGATGCCCGTTTTCGCACCTGCTCTGCTGTGCGCGGCTTGTAGACAAACTTGCGCTTGCCGCCACCCCCTTTGGCCGGTGTTCTGGAAGATGTTGTCTGTCGTCGTGTTACCATCACTCTACTCCATCTGACAATCAGTCGTTGTCGGGGTTGTCGTCGGCGTCATCTGCGACGTCGAAATCTTCGGTCAGGCGTTTCAGAAACGCGTACCGCGCACTATATACGCCCGCAGCCAGAGAAACCGCACTGGCGTACAGCATCAGCGGCGCGCCAATCACGATCAGGATAAACGTCCACCAATTAAATCCCATCCGCTTGGACCGGGACTAAATGCGGCGTCTGGTAGTGGAGCTGGCAGCCCGCTCTTCTTTGCGCGCTTCTCGTTGCTCTTTCCGTGCCTGTCGACCACGCTCAGCCACAACATCGGCGGCAGACCGGGTGTCGATCTCCGAAAAGTACCCAGCCGTGTACAGATCGACCAGTGAACGGATCATGTAACTCCGCTGCAGGTATGACTCTCGCAGCGTGCCCCACATGTCGGCGGCGTATTTAGCCTGCAACCATGCATCCGCCGCCTCAACGTGCTCGACGGAAGTCAGTATCATTGACGCCAAGTTGCCCTCGGTCACCTTTTGCCCGTTTTCAGCCATGGACGCCCGCAGATCCAGCCCGACCACAGCGTCGACCTCCGCGAGCCGTGCTTTGGCCGCATCACGCGCATCAACTGCAGCGACACACTCCTCGCCCACCCGGCGAAACAGCTCTGCATGCTCGACAATGTTCTTGTCCAGCGCCAGCTTGTCCAGTACAAGGGCACCGACAAGATCATCGTAGTGACTGGGCATCGTGCGGCCAGTATCGTCAGTTTCTGTTGTCATCAATCAAACACCAGTGATCCAAGGGATAGGACAAGCGGTGCGTGCTTGTCTGATCTGTTATATGGGACGCTAAACGCCGACAGTATGTTCAACGCCCACGCTACTTCAGCCGGGTTGGTCTTGCCCATCGCGACTTTGGTGAAGTACGCCAAGATGGTCAGTCGCACCCCCTCCGCCTCCATCCCATCCAACGCGGCGACGTACTTCATCAGTCGTGCCCAATCCGGCGACTGTGCCCCGGAATGCCCGATCAGATATCGGCAAAGGTCGATCACAGTGGGATCCTCAATCCCGCTGGCCAGCAGTTTCGCAGCCGCCTTGCGATCGGTGCATCCGGCACACATCGAAAGATTCGACAGTGCGCGTCTGACCCCGCCATCAGCCTCCTTCACCACCAGATCGATGACTGATGGATCGACACCAAGCTCCTCAGCCTCTGATATCAGCGTCATGTAGTCGAACAGCGCGTCTGCACGCACCGACTTCAGATCGTAGCGGGCGCACCTGCTTGTGATGGTTTTCGGCACCTTGCCGGCGTCAGTGGTGCAGAACAGCCAGTACACATGTGGCGGCGGTTCCTCAACGCTTTTCAGCAGGCTGGACCAGCTCTGCGCACTCAATCTATGCGCCTCATCCATCAACACCGCTTTGCACGGCGATGATCCAAGTGCGCGGTACCGCAGCGTGCTGGTGACCTCCCGCATGCTGTCGATGCCCGTGTGGGTGGCGGCGTCGATCTCCATCACATTGTGCGCATCGCACCCAATCGTGGCCGCGACGATGCGCGCCAACGTTGTCTTGCCGACACCAGACGGGCCTGTGAACAGGAACGCGTGTGTGTCGCCCCGATCCAGCGCCGTTTTAAGTGACGCCACGACGGGGTCTTGTCCGATCACCTCATCGAAATCAAGCGGTCGGTATTTGTTGATCAGTGCGGTGTCGCTCATTGGCTGTTACCATTCGTTGCTGAAGAAATCACCTATCGGCTCCTTGTCGCACCAGTTAAACCCCATCGTCCCCTCGACACTTAACGGCACCGACTGTGCCCATGTATATGGGGTGGACAGCATGACCGTGATGATGCGTTCAATGTCGTCGTCCAATGATGCCGTGGGGAGGTAGAACGACAGATCGTCGTGGATGTTCATGCACGCGTGTAGTTGCGGCTTTCCATCCCGGTCACCCTCCTCCGACAGCCTGTTCATGGCATCCACTACGATGTCGCTGGCAGTCCCCTGTACCGGGGTGTTGACACGCATGTTTGGCGACAGCGGGGCATGCCGTCTGCGCCCAGTAAGACACTCCACATACCCAAGCTCTGCATATGTTTTCGCAATCGTGTCCGACCACGCCCGGACCCCATCAAACGTTTCCCAAAACTTGTCGAGGATTGGTTGCACGATGTGTAGTGGCACACCGAGATTTGTAGCGATCGATTTGGCCACTGACCCGTAGAAAGACGGGAACACGAAGTTGGACTTGATCGACTGCCGCAACACCTTCATCTTGGCCTTGTCTTTCATGTCCCGCTTGGTGCCGATGATCCGTGGGTACGCATGTGCAAACCGCTCTGACCACTCCATGTGGATGTCATACTTTTCCCACAGGGCCTTGATCAAGAACTTGTCCATCGACGCCATCGCAATCACCCGTGCCTCAATCTGGCCGTAGTCAAAGCTGAGCAGGGCATGATCCGGTGGCACTGTGATGTTGCGTCTGATCCACTTGTCTTTGCGGTTTGGCGCGTTTTGGATGTTGGGACCGGCGCTGGACAATCGCCCTGTACTGGTAAAGGTCGTACTGAGTGATGTGTGGACAAGTCCGTCTGGATAGACGTACCCATCGACTGCCCCATCTATGAACGGGTCCACATATGTTGTCTTGAGTTTAGTGAGGGTCCGAATTCGCAGAATGATCTGTGCTATGGGGTGATCGATTGTGTGTAGTATTTCCTCTTTGGTGGACGCCTTTCCACTACTGTCTACAATTTCTGGCCGCTTGAGGATGTCGCGCATCAAAACCAGCACGTGATCCGGGCTTAGTGGATTGAACCCCACCCCACGCAAGGTGGCAAAGTCGTGCACAGCCCGTATCTCGCTTAGCGCCAGTTCCACCTCTTGCAGCTCATCGAACAACTTGCTGTGCGCTGCCTGAACGGCGTCTTGGTCGGGCACAAGCCCTTTCTGTTGTGTCCTGACCATTGTGGGGAGTCGACGGAGCTGCTCCATGTAGACTGGGTCCAGACCGATGGCGTCGATCCGTCGTTGCTGCACCTCATGCAGTCTGTGGGTGTACTTGGCATCGAGGGCGTTGTATTTGAGGACGTCCTCAACTTCGTATTCATCCAGTTTCGTTACATCCAAATTCGACTGTACTTTCAGATCGAATCCGAAATACTGGGAGCACAGAAAATCTAGCCCCAGACCACTGCGCCGCTCGTCCAGCACATATGCTTGGGCCATCGTGTCGCGCCACATGTTCGGCGATGCGCGGATGATTCCGCGGAGTTTTTCGTCCAGCCACTCCAGTTCACACGGCGTGTTGTGCGCAATCAGCAGTGCATCTGTGTTGCGAAGGAAGTCCACCAGCAGTTTACGGACCGACCGATAGTCCCTATCACTCCACCCCGCCTGCCGATGCTTGATCGCCACGGCAAGGGTGTTTTCGTAATCCGACAGGGCAATGGACAGGATCCGTGAGTTGCCCGTGTACGGGCGCAGCGCCGACGTTTCGATGTCCACCGCAACATAGGATCGTGTGTTGAGGTGCTCAAGGTAATCGGCCACAAAGTCCACGTCTGACGGGCGGTCACCAGTGACACAATCCACCCCATCATAAAGTGTGTCGAGGTCGATGAGGTCTGACGCAGGCACACCACGATCCAAGTCACTGAACATCCTTTCCATGTCCAGCCGCAGCACTACCCCCAATTCGGACTGGATCGGGGCTTGGTTTTTCCGCACTGACCGTAAAATGAACGACGGGTGCAGCATCGGATACATGACTACGGGGTGCCCGCCAATCCGCCCCGCCAATCTGCGTCCGCGCCATGTGGTAATCGATTCCCCACTGCGCCCTGTGGCCCACCGTAGGGGCACATTGCCAAACAATGCCAGTACGACAGGGGTTGTGGCTGCAATGTCCTGTATGACGCTGTCTCGACACGCAGACAGCTCCTGCCACTGCGGCGTCTGGTTTTGTGGTGGGCGGCATCGAATGCAGTTGTTGAACCGCACACGATCCTTGTACCGCTTGGGGATCAGGGGGCGCAGTAGTTGGCCGCTGGCCCCCACGAACTGCTCTCCAAGATCATCCTCGTTCCGTCCTGGGGCCTCTCCGAGAATGTACACAAGCGGGGTGTCAGACCCACTTGGCAGCATTTTCGGTGACTTGATGGTGCTGTGGTTGTACGGACATGCGTTGCAGCCGTTTTCCGCAAAGAACGCAATGTCTTTGTCCGCCACACCTGTACCGTACCGGCCCTTTTTACGGGCCGGTGCACTGAAGAACCCCATTACAGGACCATCAAGCCATGTAAGCGATCAGGTGGATGATCTTGTTGACCTTGCCCTCACCGGCGACGACAAAGCACGTCGGTCCGATCGCAACGCTGTCCCCCAATCCCAGCGCCCGCCGCACATATGATGGGTTGAGGATTGCCGATGCATCAGTGCCGCCCTCAATGGCAAACGTGTCGACCACATCACCGACCCCCGTGGCAGACGTTGTCAGCGTGATCTTGTCGCCGGTCATTTCGATTGCGCAGCCGGTGTTGTGGACCGAGCTGATGATGTTGGAGCGGGTCATCGCCGCATCAAGCCCCTCCGGAGCACTGACCATGGTGTCAGTGACCCCGTCCAACGCAGACACCACCGTGGACTCGAAATCCACGTCCCCTGTGTCATCGATCAGCCGGGTGCAGATCGAGAAGATGCCGTCGTAGTCAACGATCACGAACTTGTCGTTGATGTACACGGTTGGCGCGGGCTGCTCTCCACCTTCCGCGTCGTACAGATCGGAATACTCCTTGTACGATTCCTCCATCGCAACGACGTGCTTGCAGAATTCCGCCGGTAGAATGAAGTCCCCGATGTCGTCACCACCACGATCGGTCATCGTCACACGCGTGATGGTGTCGTTGTCTGATGAGTACATGATCACGGACTGCTTGGTGTGCTTGATGGTCACACCGCTGAAGTGCGGCGCAGCAGGCTCTGGCAGCGTCGACACCATGCAGACCTGGAGGGCAGCCAGAAATGGGGCGTCGAGGGCGAACTTTGTTTTCGCCGTGGATTCATCCGGGTACTCGAACGGGTACTGATCCTTGGGGGTAAGGGCCAGTGTCATCGTGCTCTTTCCGCAGGTGACCTTGATACCACTACCATCCTTGGTGTTCTCGAACTCGGCTGTTTCACTGTCGACCGCCCGCAGCAGGTTCATCAGCATCGCGCCCGGCACCAGCCCATTGATGGGCAGATCCTCGCAAAAAGCGCGCACCCCAAACGTGTTGTTGTAGGCGGTGATCTGCCCATCGTCGAAGCACATGTCGGTGAGGCACGGGATCAAGTCCTTCGTTGCCACTGCGGGACGCACCAATCCAAGCACGTCGAGGAGTTCAGTCCTGTTCATTACACGTAGTCCCCTATCTCATGATCGCGGTAGAGTGTTGGGATGACTGTTAGGTCACCCTTCCAGAAAACAAGGATGTTTTGATGTGTCTTGCCGATCTTCCTCGACACTGCGAATTGCGGTCCGGTGCGGATCGGCAGCGACCCAGCCCGCGACATCAGAATGATCTCGTTGTAGTAGTGCAGCCCCAGCTCCATCAGGATGGCTGTGGTGTCACCGACCAAGTTACGGAATGCCCCTGTACGCTTGTTGCGGATTTCACCGACGATCATCACGATGAATCGATTATCGGCTATCACCGACACGGAGTCTTTGAGGACGTCGTAGTACCAGTCTACAAACTCGTCATAAGTGGCATGCGCAGATCCGTCCGATTCCCCGTGACTGTACACCTCTCGGTCATAGTACGGTGGACAGGCGATCATCAGGTCATATTTGACCCCGGCAGGCAAATGCTGGTCCAAATGGGTACTGTCACCATGGATCCAAGTAGGGTTCACCCCTATCTTCTTTGCCTGCTCCACGTTTGCAGCGATCTGATCATCGCGTATTTCGACGCCCGTGTAATCGTAGCCAAGCACGCCAGCCACAACCCCACGCGTGCTGCCACCGGCGAATGGGTCGAATATGTGGTACCCCGGTAGGGCAAACCAGCGATAGATCAGCTCCGTCAGCACCGGGTCAAACACGCTGGCCCCAGTAGCGTTGTTGATGTGATTGAGGTCCTCTGCGTCATCCGACAGGTCAATCGCCACGCCCGTCGCCGACTCAAACTGCTTGACGGCAGCCCGTTTGTCATAGTACCCGCGTAGGCTACTCCCAAACCCCGTCATCGTCTTTCTGTATGACGATCGCATTTTGTCGTCGTCAGACGGGGGCCGTCCCAATTCGCCTTGGATCCCCAACGTCAACCATGTTTTCTTCCGCGCAATCCACGCACCAGATCGGGTGTCCAACACGCTAAACGGGGTCACGATGAACCGTTGCTGGAGTGCCCCGGCGTTTACCGCCGCCCCGCCAAAGAATCCACGTTTAGCCATTGGCAACCGTGTCCCCGTTCGTTGGATGCGCGTCGAAGTAGGCTTCCATGTCATCCCACAGTGGCTTGTTCATATCGGCAAGTACCACGGCGATCGAGTTGATCATATGGTGTGGCCAGTAACCAGTCCGCTGAGGTGATGGGTCAAACACGTACTCCCCGGACTCCACCGCATAGATTGAACCAATCAACACCCCGTTCCATGCACGCACACCACACACGCCGTTGCTGACGCGGTCAAGTGTTATAGTGAGGACATCCAATGCCATCATTCGTACTCGTATTCGGTTCGCGGCAGTGGCTTGCTTCCCATCTTTGACCGCCGCAGCTCGTCCAGATATATCAGGTGGATCCTTCGACTGACCACAAACACGCCGTCTTTAACGGGAACGAAACGCGTCGATCACACGTTGGTATTGCGGCACCCCAAACAGGGCGGTGAAATTGTCCCGCAGTGCCTCAATCAGTGGTGGTCCCTCTCCATGGTTCCCCCCACACGTCCCATTCTTTGTCGTGATCCAGTTGCCGCACACAAGGGTGTTATGGGCGTTCAACTTCATCGGGTGTAGCAGGCAGGTGATTGGGCGATCCTCAAACTCAAGGTCGCACCCATCCTCCTGCTGGTGACCGCACTTCGTCGCCAAGTTGGTCCGTCCGATGCCAAACGGCACGATCACATCGGCCTTGCCCGCGTTGGCCCCTTGGTACGCGTTTGGGGGCCAGTAGTTGCGCGTGCTGCAGCAGCGTGCCCCACACCGGTCTTTGATGCCCCTGATGGTACACGCGTGGGGTCTGATTGCCCAAGCCCTGCTGATGCGCCATGTGACGGTGTCAAGTAGTGGTATCTGGTCGCGGATAGCCATGATCATTCTCCATCGACGTGCGACAACTTAATTGGGTGCATCACACGTCCCGCCACACACGGATCAGCCGCTCTGGCGACCACACGCCCCAGTCCGTGTACTCCACGTGTAGGGTAGCGGGATGCTGCAACTCAACACAGCACGGCAGCGCAACCACATGGCGGACCGGCGCAATAACGCTCTGCAGCGTCTTGATGACGCTCACGTGTGCGTGCGGCAGTACGACCACTGCTGGGCCGTCGCAATGGACAGCAGTGTCCTCAATCTTTTTTGCCACAACGTGCAGTCGCTTGACACCTTTGTACCGTTCTTTGTGTACCAGTCGTGGGTCGATTGAGTACACCGTCCACGCCGACATGTATGCGAATATCGCCGCTGTACGTGGGGTGTTGCCGTCCCCGACCACGATTGCGGTCACGGTTGGATCCGACAGGTGCAGTCCAAGATGCTTCCGCGCTGCAACGTAGCACGCCATGCTCTCGGTGATTTCCTTGGTGTTGGGCATCGACCCCAAGTGCAAGGATATCCGCCGCGCACTTTCGACGAAGGAACGTGTCGACGTGCCGTGACGTTGGTGTGTGGAACGTGATTGTGCTGCTTTGCGGCGATGCAACATAGTCGATGACTGCTGCGCGGTTCGACGCGATCCTGTGTGACCTCATTTCATGATCTCCACTTCATGGGTTGGCTATAAAGAACGCCTTTGCAAATCCAAGCGGTGTGTTGCTGCGGAGGCGTTTTGTGCGGTCGCTGGATCCGCCCAGTTTCTGGACCCACGATCCCTGCTTGCATGCACGAATTGGTGGCAAATCTGCCAGTGGTAACGCCCGCGAAAACGTACCCCACAGTCCTGTCTTTTTTGTGTACCGGTCGATCTCGGGGTACGGCGCATGTCCTGCGTAGTGGTGTGGCTGGAAGTACCATGGGTCACCAAGCGACGGTATCAGTTTCGGCAGTCGCCCCACCGGATTCTCAAGTGCCCACCAGTCTGGCCGTGACAGTTCTGCGACCTTCAAACACTCATTGACGAGCTGCACCGCAGCCTTTGTGCGACCGTCCTCATCCTTCTCTTTCCAGTATTGGGCACCACTCACACTGAAATGCGTACACGGTGGTGCCATCAACACCCCGGTGATGTCAAAGTGCTTCATCCAGCTTCCGTAGTAGCGTATGAAGTCCGCGACGGTGCAGCGACACACGACCAAGTTCTCTGGTGCGTGGACAAGATCGGTCGGCACAGTCGGATCAACCTGTACCACCGTGTAACCAGCCTCCAGATAATACCGGGGCCAGTTCCCACTGTGGTCGCACAGACTGATGATCAGTCCCTGATCCCGACTATCCACAACAAGTCACCAACTTCAATAAACGGTAAGCACTTCGCTTCGTACACTGGGTCTGTTTCGATGTCGCCAATCATGGTTTCTTCAGCGTGGCTGGCATACGACATGCCGGGCATCACCAGTGTGGTGTTCTGCTGCCACATCGGCGGTGCGAATTGACGCAGCCTGCGCGCTGGGTCAGCCCCAACCTGTACCCCAAGAACCGGCATCGATTGATTGTGGTTACGCAGGCCGGTGAGAATCCCGATCAGCGACATCCCACTCCCAACTGGCACCACGATGCGCTTGATTTGATCCAACGGAAGATTGTCCACCTGCTCCGCAGTACACCGAACTGCCTCTTGGCACTCCATCCCAAACGGTATGTATGTCCATCCGGGGCGCTTGGCGGCATCCTCCTTTGCACGCGATATCAGGACCGAGTTGTAGCCGGGAAAGTGGCTGATAATCTCGGCCCCACGATCGCGTGCCACTAGCCCTTGGTGCAGCATTTTGCCCTGTGGCATGTGGACCCGGCACGGTATCCCTAGATGCTGGGCCACGCCCGCCACAATCGCAGCCTGCGGGCTTTGGCGCGCACCGGCAGTAACCAACCCGTGCGCGCCTTGTGACAATGACCAGCATGTACGCGCCTTGCCGCCACGCCCACCGGGGAACACCGCTTTGTCGTCGCGTTTGACATACACCCCGTTGACGCGGTGTACCGGTGTTAGCGTGGAGGTCACAGGGTCAGTCTGCCGGTGCCTCGTCGGGGAGCATCCCCAATTCGCGCATCACGACCATCGTGCCCTTCATGTCGAAATAGAAGGTCTTGATCGTCGCCTCCGCGAGCGCATACCCCTCCTCGACGAGCTGCTTTTCCACTGCGTCACGTTCCCACCCCGGATTCGACAGCATGATGGTCTTCATCCTGCGGACGCCGCCGATGGCTTTCGCCGTCTTTGGCCCCCTCTTGTTTTTGTGCACCGTCTTTGTGACATCGGCGGCAGCCTTTTCCGCCTTCTTCTTGCGCTCCTTGCGTGCAACGCGCTTTGATCTGGCCGGCGCATTGTTTTTGTTCCTGCCTTTTTCCGTTGCTGCGGGCTCTTCGGGTGGGTCATCTGACGGTGTAGCCACGTTGCCGTCCACATCGTTGCCAGCGTCTGCACCAGCTACCGCTGTTTCGGCGTCATCGTCCGTGCCGGGCGCGGCAACCGGATCGTCGTCGGTCACCACCAAGTCGGGCGGATCCGGCAGCATCTTGACCTTTTCTTGGATTGCGCTGACACAGTCGTTCGCCCACG